GCATCAGCAGAAAAAGCATTGCCAGCTGCATCGCTTGGGTAGTGAAGTTGTTTAACTAAACGAGAAAAGTCTAACTGACCAACTGAAGATGATACTGAAGCAGTACCATTAGAAAAAGTAAAAGTCGGTGGACTAATATATCCATGACCTGGACGAGTTATCTGAACAGCAACAACTACACCACTAGAAACTATAGCTGTGGCAGTGGCTGTTGTGCCAACGTATTGAAGAGTTGCACCACCATAAGCTGTTACGCCATAAGTATGAGTCGGTGCACTTGAACTTAGCACACCAGTATATGCAGTAACTCGATAAAAGTTTTTAACACCAGAGTTGGTGTAAGAAATATATCTACCAACAGCTGATGACATTCCGCTTGTCCAACCAGCCACGACATTACCGCTGACACCATTAATAAAAGGATCGTCAATAGCAATTGTTGGGCTAGAAGCACCAGTACCACCACTATTGATAATAACATCAGTGATACCAGTGTTCATCTCGATGTCAAACAGCATTACTTTGTAGTATGCAGTAACTGATCCATTGGCACCAGATTCTAATTCAATACCACGAATGCGTGCAGTACCAACCTGATTACCAGCTGCAGCACCACGAGTTACTGTCTTGGCATCACGTAGATAAACAATCGGGAATGATGGAAGATTTGGCGGACCATAAAGGTTTGTTACCTCAACAAAGTTTCCAACTGGTGTGGAAATCTTACCATCTAGAATCTGCTTGAATGTTCTAGACTTTGGAACTTTAATGTAAGTGGTTGCGAGTTTTTCGATCTCGTAACCTTGTACGTATGCTTTACCCTTTTCGATACCCATGGCAAGATACGCTTCATCGCCACCATCAGTAACAGAGTAAACACCACGATTGTATGGTGGTGTTGTGGTATATTCCCAGTACAGTGATGTCCCATCATAGGAAACACCCAGTGTATGAACTGGTTTGTTTGTTGTGGAAATACCAGAAGTTCTTGCAACATAGAATTGACCAAGACCATTGGCAACAATGTCACCGATGGTATAAGCAACACCAGCATCCCATGTACCACGATCGTTGTTACGGTGTTCACGAACATCAATACCAAAAGGTCTTACGCTGTAGTTACCAGACTCATCAAAGGTACGACGAGCCATGGTATCCATAATGTCTGCGTACGCAGCATTCTTAACCTGATATTGAGTTTCGCCACCTTTAATACGTAGCAATTCAATAAAGTCTACATCACCATCATCTTCAGTTGGACGTTTTTCCAGAGTAAGATTAATCTTGTATCTGTGAGCACCAGGAGCAGCGTAGTTCGTTGAACCTTGTGCGTTGTCGAATAGATTGTTATCTTCTTCAGGAGTTACTACATCTTCAGAAACATCAAGACCGATACGATATGTCGGTGTATTTGTGTACTTGTCAAGAATAATAGTTTGTGTATCTACCTGAGTAAAGAATCCATTTACAAAATAGATACCTTTTTGGATCGAAGCAGATGAACCCAAACCAGTTGCAGCCTGAGTGTAGGTGAATGCAAAACGCTGATTGGCGTTATCTTGAGAAACAATTTCTTCGTTGTCAGCAAAAACTTTGGTAGTTGTATCAGTACCAGAGTTCATGTACTTAACGTACAGTGTTGGTGGATCAGTGGCAGTGGCAGTGGTGGCAAAAAGCACTAACGCTTTTACCCCACTGTTTGTACCGACAATTGTTTGACCAACAAACTGACTTACATAAGATGTAACTTCAGTGTTATTGTAGATCGTTTGTAGTTTAATGAAGTGAAAATTACTATCATAAGCCACCTGACCAGGAGTTACCATCGAACCTTGTTTAAACACATGATTACCGAAACGAGTAACCTGATTTTGCAGGATGGTTTGCGCTTGGGTTAATTCACGTGCTTGTACTGGGTATCCTGGACGAAACAGTACACGAAGATATTTGTCATCTTCGTCATAATCGTCAAAGTACGGATCTACGTTAAAATTGATAGTCATTCTCTCAGCCTATGTTTATTCGGTGCATTCAACTACTATTTATTACATCTCAACAACGATCTTAATGTCTTCCAACTGGTCTGATGCACGATTAATTGGACGACGATTCTCAAAGTAAATAATGTCGCCAGTGTCGATAGCAACTTCTGGGTTACCCAAAGCAGATACGTTACCAACAGCACTAGAACCAGCACCAGTTACGTTGTTACCAGTTGTGAATGCAATGTTGTTTTGAACACCCTGTTGTTTAATGTAATAGATGATTCGGTTTGTAGAATCATAAGAAACAATACGACCAGTTGCACCAGTACTTGATTGGGTAATAACTTCATCAACAGTGAAAGTTCCTGTTACACCAGCCTGCAGAGTCAAAGTTTTAGTTGCTCTTAGGGTTGAAGCAGTTGCAAGGTTGGTTGTTCCAAACAATTGTGGATCTTTAACGATACCAATACGACGATAGTCGTTGTCAACAGGAAAGTCACCAGCACCATCAGCGTACTCAAGACGTACGTTCATGATTACATAGAAACCACCAAGTTCTTTAACAGGGTCTGCGCCATGGCCACCCTTTGGTGAAACAATTGCTGTTGCAGCTGCATTAGAACCAGCGCCACCAGACATTGTTATTACTACATAACTATAACCAGTTCCTGCTGCAGTAATATTTATCGCTGTTACTGCACCACTTGTAATAGTTGCTGTTGCTGTTGCGCCAGTACCATCACCAGTAATAGTTACGGTTGGAGCACTACTGTAACCAGAACCACCAGCGGTAACAATAGCATTATCGATTGCACCAGAAACTGCTGCAGCCTGAACAAGATATTGGCTGTAGTAAGAATCAGTGGATCCTGGATTTGATTCTAATGTTTTAACTGGAATAAAATCTGTGGAAACAAACTTCAATACGTCAGCAGCAGAAATCGAGTACATATATTTCCATACGTATCCGTCAGCTGTGGTAAAGGCAGTGGTGCTAGTACCAGTTGGTTTGGTTGTTGAAGCAGCAACTACGTTTGACGCATTGCGGTTATCCAAACACTTGTATACGTTATACTCATCAGTTACGACAAAGTAGTTTGCATCAAATAGTGTTGCACGAGTTGTTGATGTTCCAGCATCGATGTCAGCACCCTGAGCAGCAGAACCATCGTAGTTATGACGATAGATGTCATAGTACTTACCAGAAGTCCAATCACGACGTAGAATAGCATGTGAAACGTCTGATGATTGAATACGCTTTAAGGCGATCATATCATCATAGTTGTAGTATTCAGCCTCAACTGTGTCTACTGGTGTATCTGGGGATGCGTCTGAAGTCCATGGTTGTGAACGACCGATGAAAAGATACATCTGGGTTGGTGCAGCTTCACTAAAGCCTTCTTTGAATTGAGCAGCATTGTGAATGCGGAATTTGTTTGTAATAATAGCAGCCATTTTTTCTCCTAACTCTTATTTTGTAGAGTCCATTGTTGTTTGATTATCGTCCATAAAGATGTCATTTGCATCGACTCTTTCTGTATCTAAGTCCATCAAGAATCCTTCATTGTCCATCGTAATATAAGATAAACTATTATCGAAAGTAACTTCTCCAGGAGGGAAAGCAACTATGTCGATATGAGCATCGATTATACAAAAATCGACTTTCTTACTAGGATTATTTATGACATCTAAAAGAACGATATTACCGAAGTCTTTAATCTGAGTTGTTCCGTGTGTATTCCAATACGTATTGTTTGGAGCAGGATATGATTGTGACCATGCGGCACGATTCAGATTTAAAGAATTTTTAGTTCCAGCTTCATATGGTGGTATGAAGAATTTGAATTTTTCCAAGTTGCCAAGCGTTGGTCCACCAACCAACTGTACGTTTGCTTTGAGAACCTTGGATTCGACACGAAGCACACTACGTACAAATGATCCACGAATATCCTGCGGATCAAGCCATAAATGGGTGTGCCATTTATGTGTTTCCGTGGCTCTTAGATCAAGAACATATACATTGAGTGGCTCGGAACGAGGGAAGTACAGCACTGGCAAGAAGTCGGAAGCAAGAATATGCATGCGCATATTGGCTTCAACAAACAACGGGAATACCAACACTGTATCTCTGTGTTGCGATTTAATCTTGGCGTCAAGGATCGCTCGAAGACCAAGAACAATAGTACTTGGGTCGTAACTACGATTCAGTGTTGCTGGCATACTTGCATCGCCATCAGACTGAATAGAAACCTGTCCAAACATTGCAAGTCCAACAGGATGCAGAATACGTTTTACCGCGTCACGATACTTATCGATGGACAAACCAACTTTAATAACGTAACTAAATTCCTGATAGTACAGGTTGTCTGGCATATGCTTAGAAGATTCAGATACTTTACCATCTGCACCAATAAACACACCAACATACTTACCCACTGCACCACGAACTGGAGTTACATCCGCATGACCAATACTTATTACTCGAGCACGTGCGCCCGATGTTAAACCCCGAATAACTTGATTGCTGGTAAACTCACCAGAATCTTCCGTGACCATTCTGCGCTGATCTTCGTAAGTAATGTACCCAGAATTGTTTTCAGCAGTGATACGATTCTTAATGTTTGCAGGACTAATGGTTAGTAAGTTTCTTGCTGTATTGAACGAATCAAATAAACCGTAACCATTACTTTGTTCTTCGTTTAATATTCTGTCGGTGTAACTGTCTTCAAGTAGTAATTCATCACCACTTTCCAACAACAAAACTTCTGGTTCGCTGTAAATTGCTTCGCCAGGAAGAAAGTTTGTCGCATTTAAACTTTTAATGATTGCATTGGCAGGTGCTGCAACTGATGGTTTAGACTCGTAGTAAACACCAAGGTTTGTGATGTTAATGGCAGTAATTCTACCAATGTCTTCACCAAAGGCAACTAACTTGGCACCAGAACCAGTTGTGGTAACAGCTGTTGGAATTGGTACTTTGTTATAGAAGTTACCACCATCAAGAACTTTAATTCTTTTAATGCCACCGATTGTAGCGTCTTCAGGAATGATTTTACTACCATCCTCAAGCAACATATAAGAATCTGTGCTGCTTATCAATGATGTGTCTGTTACACGACCTGTTTGTCTATCGCTATCTGCTGTAACAGAAACAGATGGTGCAGTTCCTGTAAAGGTAAGCGTATCTATAGAAGTTTGAGTTGCTTTACCAGAACCTTTACCATAACCAAGCATTGTTGAAGTAAATCTTGAGCCAACGCTATAAGTTACGCCAGATGTTCCTGCAAGTTGATTCCACTGAGTTTGAGTGGTGCTACCAAGATCTGTAATGACCCATGTTGCGCCAATAGTATAGTCACCTGATGTGGCTTCAATATCAGCCAGTGAAGCCACTGTAATAACGATATCATTGGCAGTAGTTGCTCCACCAACCGATGTTCCAAGAATTTTAATTGTGTCGCCAACAGTGTAATTATTACCGCCAGCGTAAATACCGATCTTGTAAATGTCTGGGGATCCTTCTACAAAACCAACATTAAAGGATGCACCAGTTCCAGCACCTGTTAATCTTGTTCCTGGCAGATTGCTGTAAGAAGGTAGTGGCGTATAACCAGCAGTTGAATCACCGATGTCAAAGGTTAACGCACCAGTGGAAAATAGTGCATCAGTTGTTGTTTCAAGAAGGATCGCTGTTTGATCAACTTCTTCAACAATAGCAGTGGCACCATAACCACCAGTATCTGAATTATTAAAAGTTACTGATTGTCCCTTGAGATAGTTAGATCCAGGTGTTTCAATGAATACACCACCAACCTTACCAGTTTGAACTGTAGCAACTTCGCAGAGAAAATCTAAGCCAGAACCAGCAGTAGTGGTAAACCTTTGACCGATACTGTAGTAAGAACCTTTTGTATCAAGAGTAACATTGTTGATCAAAGTCTGCGAGGTCATGGTGATTAATGAATCAGTTTCATTATCCAAACCAGTAATGGTTGTTCCAGAGATAAATGTTCCCGTAAGAGTTGAAGCATTTACATTTATTTCTGCAATAATATTTGCGCCAGAGGAAGACTTAATAACTGATTCTACTCTTGCAGTGGCCAGCGGAATGCCGTTGGGTGCGTCTGCAGCCTGAGTAATAGTTTGACCAACTAACTTAAAGGCATCACCAACATTTTCAATAACTTTGATAACAGTACGCTTATCATACTTACCATCCGAAGAACGAAGTAAGTCTAACTTTGGATAGTAGATCTCAGCTGGTTCATTATAAAGAATACGAAATAACAGTTCGTAAGATTGCTGAGTACCCTTGGCACGGTAAAGGTCATTGATACGTTGAGCAAGTAATCGTTTATCACTAAGCACATACTCAGGGATGGCAACCATTAACTCTTTTGTAAAATACTGAACAAAGTCGTCTACAGTTTTATCAATGTCTCTTGCGCTTTCAATATTACGCATGACAAAGCCAGCGTTGCCCTGTTGCTCCATCCACTCATAGTATGCTTCAAGAAACTTAATAAACTGAGCATGTTCCTCTCTAACAAACTCAGGAGTTTGTTTAGATACTACAGTGGAAACTTTTGCTTTGACTAAACTTGTCATCTTGCTGTATTTGAAGAGAATATGTAATTTGTACCACCGCTAAATTGACCAGATGCAACAGTATCAACGATCACATTAACAGCTGTTAAATTTTGTCTAATAGCCACGATTTGATTTCTAACAGAAACGATATCATTTGAATCTGGAATACAATCAATAAAGATCTCATTGTTGGGTGCAGAAAGAATAACTAGATCGTTGATAACCAATTTACCAGTTGTGTAATTTACAGTGCCAAGGGTTTTATTTAAAAACACTTTGGTTTGCGTTCCTGTATAGTAAAACAATCTTAAATTGCCTACACCATCATCGTCAATATAAACTGGATGTTCAGTAGAAGTAACAAAGAAAGCACTACTTTTTACTGTTTCATCGGCAGTACCAGATGTGCGAATCGGATTGTTAAAGGTAATGTTATATTTAGCCTTTGTATTGAACTCAGGTGTAACTACTTTCAACATTAAAATACTTGTAATGTTACTTGTGATAGAAATATCAGTTGCATCGATCAAACGAGACAACTTGGAAAATCTAAACATACCACCAAACTTACGTAAGTCATCGTTATCATATTTATTGATAACATTGCTAATTAAAGTCTTTAGTGTATCAGTGTTTTTCTCAGTTTGAAGTGGGTTGTAGTATACAGAAGATCTAATAAGAACATAGAGAAAGTCTGGATCAACGATCTCTGGACTGATAGAAACAACATTCTTACTGCGTAGAATGCTTTTCTTAATGATTTCTTTGGTAGAAGTAGTAAGGGTTTCACCAGACTTTGGTTTAATAGAAATAAACACCTTACCGTACTGCGGAGGATCTTGCTCTTCACCGCCCCATACGTTTACTGATTCAATGTTTGGGTACAGGGTTGGTAAGATAACTTTGTAGTCTTCTGCAGTTACAGCACGATTCTGCGCTGAGTAATTACGTGGGGCATTGTACTTAATGCTATCAATACTTTCAATTTCAGACCCACCCTGCGCCATGGATATCGCAGTTACTATGGTAGTGCCACCACCAATACTTGTATTGCAGGAGAATGCTTTGGCGTTGTTTGGTGCTTCTTTACTGGAAATAAAATAGTCCAGCGTAACTACGTTACCAGAAAGTACTCTTCGACCAGTAATACCATCACCAAAGTAAACTTCATACAACTCATTATCGATCTCTTTAACAAAGTAAACTGTGTCGTCTGGCTTAACCAGCGTTAGGTCATCACCACGAGAAAACACAACATAACCGCTGGTGCTAGTGCTGTCCTGAACACGAACAGTTAAGGTAGAAAGATCAGCGCCAGCATTGGGAATTGTGTACGAAACACCTTCGTTAGCAATATACTGAAAACGCAGTGGCGTACCTTCTGTAATAACTACATTGCTAAAGGTATAAGTACCATTAACTGCAACTGTGGTTATAGCATTAATGCTGTAAAAGTTATAATTTACTTTGTCGACAGAAGTTGAAAATTGAGTAAAAGCTGGAAGTGAAAGTGTATCTGGAGAATTTGGAACATTCAACACTGTAATGTTTACCACTGCTTGTGCGCACTTTGCAGAAATTGGAGTATAACCCAACGACTTGGCATGGGAAACTACGTTGTTTCTCTTAGAAGCTGAGTCTAAGAATGCTTCATTCATGGCTAAGTTTGCATACATCGCATTGTAGTGAGTATTGTAAGCCAGAATATCCAACAGCACATTAACCCCAGAACCTTCAAAGTCATAGTCTTGAAACTCGGTTTGACCTTTTAGAAAGTTCTTGAAGTTGTCTTTAATCTGGTCAAAGTCCAGTTCGGTGACTCTAATTCTTTTATTGTCCATTATCGTGTTCTCTGTAAAACAACATTCATTGTTACTGGGTTAACTGTGTTCACTATGGTGAATATTAAAGTAACATTCAATGAGTTATTGTCTGCGTTTGAGGAAACTGTAACACTGTTTACCACAACTCTTGGCTCAAAGGTAGTAATGGTGTCAACAATAACTCGCTTTAGCATGGTATTTAAAACTGGGGATGCTGGTTCAAATAGTAACGCACGGATCTGAGAACCTATTTCGCTGTGAAATGGTCGTTCAAAGTTGTTTGTTTGAAGCAGGTTTCGCACTGAACGCTTAATAGCATTCTCGTCGTATAGTCGTGCCACATCTCCCGTAACTGGATGTGCGGTGAAATTCAGATCTAAGTCTGAGAAAGTTCGTTGTCTTTTAGTTGCTGTGGCCATTTGATTATTTATTACCCACCTGCGAACACATTTGAAGAACCTTGCGTAATTGTGTTAATTCCACCATAATCGTCTCCGATTCTGCCGACTCCGACCCCACCGATCTTAACTTTACTGGATGAGGTGGATAAAGTAGAGGTATCTGGTACACAACCACCCTTTGGATGAGGTGCTATTAGTTTTCCCTGAACCACGATAAGAATACCATTGGCAAATACGTTATTACTATTTACTTCTCCAACAGAAGTTTCCATTGGTTGACGGCACTTATATCCAGTACCATCTATAGAAAGAACTGTGTCTCCTGCTCTTGATACTGCTGGCATTATTTTTCCCCTTCGCCAACCAAGTTAATTACCGACGCTCTGGCTGAAGCAAAGTTCCAAAACACCCACTGGCTTATGGTTACATTTTCTGTAGTAGGTGCACCACCCAATAGTGGATCTGCTGGAATTGTTACACTAAACACAATGTCTTTTTGTATTGAAGTTGGAGACGGCATCTGATAACGTATCAAAGCAATCCAATCTTCCGTAGTGGTTGGTGGCAAAACCTTTAATGAAAGGTCTCTCATCTTAAACTGATAATAACTATTTGGAAAGGCATTTGCGTATGCCCCAGAAATTCTATACGTATAAACATTTGGTTTAGTTGCCACTAAGCCATTAATTGCCACATCAGTAGTTAATGTAACAGCAGTGGCGTTTTGATAAGTGATTACTGGTGGTGTTGCTGCACTGGTATATACACCTTCAAATTGCAAATCTATTGAAAATCCCGCAGCTTCATATACTGTTGGAATAAAGTTGGAATATGCAGTCGATCCATCCTCGGCAATAGCAGCAAGTGGGTCGCCATCCACTGCACCAAATCCGCTTGGGTTTAACTGAGTAACTTTAACCGCCATACAAACTTGCTTCCAACCTTGACTTAGGGTATACTCTACAGTGTAGAGGATGATTACAGTAAAACAAAACCATCTTTCTTATACGTACTATCGTTCAGCATAGTGAATGCGCTCTTACGATTTCCTGTGTACTTAAACGAGCAGTGAATCCAGCAGATGCGAACACTTCTATTGTTACCTTTTACACCTGGATCTCTATACTCAAGAATCAACTGATCAAATGGTACAGATGCAGCAATCTTCTGAACAATATCATACATAGCTTGATAGTTGTTTATTTTCCCAGCTAATTGGAAGTCGAATGCCTGACCAGCAGGATGCTGACTAGTCTTAGATGCGTAGGAAACAACACCATTTTGTCTGTATCCAGAAGTAATAATTAGTGCACTCTTACCGCCAGCAATAGCCATAATTGGTTCAACGCAATTTTCGGCGAGTCCCTTCATATTACATACAATTTCTTGTATGCTCAACTTCTTACCGCCAACTTCCTGTCCCTGCAGGGTATGACTACCTGCAATCAGATTGCCGATGTTTACATTGGGGGACAATCTGAATGAGGTTGGGAATGTGTTGGTTGCGTAGATTATATCACAACTTGCTCCCTTAGGTGCCACGTTATTTGCTGGCGCAGCTGCAGACTCGGAAGCAGTTGTATTTTCTGGTGTGCTCTTTGTACCCACGATATCGGTCTCTCTAGTTTTGTTAGCTGCCTTACCTTCTGGGGTATCGTTATCTTCTGGGGTTTCAAATCCAGCTTCGTCTTCAATATTTCTAGTTGGGACTTCAAGAGTTTTATATACATTGTTCTCTGGTGTTCCGCTAGCTGGTGGAGCACCAAGTGATGTTTTAGAAGCCCCTGCCGAAGAACCATTATTCATATCAATGATAGCACCATCTTCATTAAGGTTTCCACCTGCCTTGACGTTAATATCACTTGCGCCTTGCAGATTTACCTTGGCAGAAGAATTGACATTTACATTACCGCCAGTTGTTTCCACGGTAAAGGTTTTGGCTTTAACCTGAAATCCACCACCCACATTTATATCAAGATTACCAGCTACATTGATAGCTGCATCATTGAGTAGATCGATCTGTGTTAATCCAGCTACTTTAATATTGGCATTGGCATTGACAAAGATGTTTGTTGCACCTTCAGCTGTAATGGTACAAGCACCCTTGATGTAGATGTAACCATTCTTATCGATGATTGTGTATCCATCACCAGAGATTCTATTGACCTGTGTGCCGTTTACATCAACTTCAATGAATGTTCCTGTCTTGTGGTACAGGTGAATACGTTCGTTGTTTGGCGTATCGTCAAATTCTTGTAAATGACCAGACTCAGATTCAAACACATGATTGTATGGATACTTGGCGTTGTAAGGAACTGCTGGTTGACTAAAGGTTGTTCCATCGGCAACTGGCATTCCTATCTCACGTGTAGCATCTTTCTTTTCAACAGCTGTTCCTGCTACTTTACTTCTTGCAAGTCTATTTGTATCTGGTTCTCCGATATGACTACGCAGTGGATATTTCATATCAGGATCCGAGAACCCCGTGTCAATGTTTTGAATACGATCTAGCGGAATACCTTGCTCGCTAACTGCTACGTTGGCAGGTGTCTCGCCAGCAACTGCAGACTTATCGTCAGCTGCAGCTTCTCCGAGGAAGTATTCATAGAATGCTTTCTTTGATGCTTTAATGTCTGGTACATTATAACCAACTGAACGACATGCAGCTTCAAAGTAAGATGGGTCATTTTGTGGAACCTTGACACGATCCTTAAAGTAAGCCACAGCAATCAGTGCACCTTTATCATAATCATTGGTAAGTTCTGGTGAATTGACGATATCTACTCCAGACAGCTTTGCATACTTGGTATAGTTAGGTCTACCAGTCAGCTGAATATAACCACGACCCCAATACTTGGCACCATCATCGGCAGCAGTATTTCCAAGTGATTTACCAGAACGAGTTGTCGGTCCATATATGTATCGGAAAAAATCATCACGTGTTCCAGACCAATCGGCATACTTCGCTGCATTTGCATCATCTATCCAACTGAAAACTTGTTTCAATCTACCGATGCTGTATTTGAATCCTTCGTTCTGCGGCACACACTTTGATTCACCCATGGCGATACCAAGAATGGCAGCACGTGCATATTTGGAAGTGATACCAGAAGCTGTCATTGCAGCACCAAGTGCTTGAATACCTTTGTATGAAGTCTGAGGAATCACAACAGAGGAACCAGTTCTCTTTCCGTAAGGAGGTGCGCCAGGAATTACTGGCTCTGTTTTTGCTGCGGCAGCTGTTTGATTTGCCGTGGTCGCTGCTTTGGCTGGCGTATCTGCATTACCAGTGGTTAAGAAACCACCTGATCCAACTGCCACTGGATTACCATCTTGAGTAGTTACTACGTTCTGTGGTACATCATCCTGCTTATTACCTGTCTCTGCGATCGCACTTGGAAACAGTTCTGGAAAGTCAACAAATTCGTCCAGCTTCTTTGAGTCTGGTTGTGGGATACCACCGATAATACCCATCATTATTGGTTGTTGTTGATCTTCGTCTCTGAAGAATATAACTACCCATGTCCCTTCAACTGGACCAACTGGCGC